GCGTTTGATGTTGCCATCGTTCTTTACTCCTAGTTAAGTGCGTGGCCTATCAGGTAGACCTCTCCTGTAGGCATCGCTATTCTCTCTAGCTTCAGCCAAATCCTTCAACCGTTGTATTTCCTGTCCGAAACGCTGCTCGTAGAGCTGCATCATATCCGCTTCGCCTTTCATATATGTATACGCTTCTACAAGCGAACCGTAAAGCAAAGCATTTGGAGCATTATCACTTAACCATGATTTTTCGGTCCCTAGACCAGCTGTAATACTTGCTGGACGATAGTAATAATGTAATTCGACATCATATGCTAAATTAGGTGTTGGACCTAAAATGAAATTATCCACATCGTAAATACCGTAGTATTTCGGAGTCTCATTAGAACCAACACTTTCAGAATATGTTTGAACATAATTCACGTCTTTAAATAACAGAAACTCTTCATAATTAGCTGTTGTTATTTGAAGTGAAAACGGTGCTAAATAATCAATCGGGACGTTTAAATAAGGGTCGCCAATAGTTAAAGTAGATACAGCGTTTTTACGAAACAGCTCTAAATCAACAAGAGTAAATATCCGATCTTCGGCAGAACGAATAAACACAGGCAGATTGTTTACGAAAGATGTTTCCGTGTTCTCTGCAAAATCTTGAATAGCTGTTTGTAGCTCTGTATATGTAAAACTCATCTTTTCCCTCTACGCGGAAAGTGTAACTGGCCCAGCGGTCGCAATGTTACCTCCCCCGAAGATATTACCCGTGGTTGCCGTTCCTGCGCTGGCTGTGAAGGTGTAGTCATTTGTTCCTGCGACTGTAATTGAATACCCCGCAGCCCCTTCCAAAACAGCTTTAGTAAACCCATCAAATCCGCTAACATCTCTGAACCTAACCGTATCGCCTGTTGTTCTACCGTGATTATTTTCTGTTACCGTAATAACTGCGGACCCAGAAGCCCCACTTTTAAATGCATTTGGTTTTAATAAAACAGCTACGGCTGGCTCTGTTCTATCCGGCCTTGCGTCTTTCAGTGCTACGTCATCCGCTGAATGTTGCAAAGGCTCTAGCTGTGGGTGTTTCGCTTCAAACTCAGAAACGTGTACAACTGCTCCGTTCCACTCTTTAACGCGCTCTGAATACGGAAAAGCCATACCGCTTCTATCCGAAATAAATTTCGCATGTTTTCCGCGAGCAAAACCCATTACGAAATAATCCTTGGCACAAGCCGTAAACTAGCCCGATCTCTATCCTCTGTAGCCGCCCTAGAAAATTCTTCATCGTAAACGCTTTTCAAAAGAGCCGTTCTATCAGGTGCAAACTTTACGCTCAAGTAATACGCAAGTCCAGAAACTAGACAAGGGTAAAATCTAAACGGTACTTCAAAAGTATTATTGTAATCGTCTGCATCATCAATTCTAACAAGACGATAGTAAATAATCTGATCTGTGGAGTTTTCTGGTGTTTGCCATAAATAAACTACAGGGTTGATTTGCCTATCGACGAAAAACTGAGAAGGACGTCCTTGATCGGTTTTATTTGGAAGGTTTAAATACTCACCGCGACCTATACGATCCATTGTGTAATCTACACCACTACGACGTAAAACCATCTCAAGTATATCTATAGAGTCTGTACCAAGGGTATAATTGGCTGTTGCTTGCGTTAACGTAGTTGTTACTTGTTCTATAGAAAACAAGTTTACACCTCGATTCGCCCATTCAGCTAGCATAAGGTTCAAAGACCTACGAGCTGTACGCAAACCGTAGCCTGTTCGAACTTCAACACCACAACGCTCGTATGCTTCTTCGATAACGTCGGATACTTCTAGCTCAAAGTTTTTTGAACCTGAAACAGCCATTTAATTATTTACCCTTCTTGCTGTCACCATAGCCGCCGCACATCATACGCATCACAGCCTTTTCGTCCATATACCCGCCGTTTGCCATTTTAGTAACATCAATAGATTTACCGGGATTTAATGCCTCAATTACAGGGTCAGGAACCATCCGTGTCGGAGAACCGCCCATTTTCATCTTTTTTGGTTTTTTACCGTACATTATGATTTCCTTTTCTTTCGTTTTAACCGCGCTTTTACTTTACGATAACAAGCGTCTTTAGGCACTACCTCACTCCGTTTTCGTTTTTGTGGCGGCTTCGATATCTGCTGTCTTATTGAGCCACGCGAGATTGCCATTAGCTTGCCTTCCCAAAAAGTCTTGCCACATCGGTTTAATCATTTCGTAGTTAGCAAGAACTTTTTCTTCAGTATTTTCAACTTTTTCATGCGTTACTGCCAGCTCAGTCTTAACTTCAACAATACTAAGACCGACCCATGCAAAAAACATTATACAAACGCTGGCGAAAACGCTAACAATCGCAATACCTATTTTTATTAGCATCTCCATCTACGCCTCGCTGCACAAATTCTTTTCTTAGGTGTCTTTTTACAACTAATGTTGTGCATCTTCATCTGGCCAGCAGAGCGCGAACAATATGACTTACGACGCTTTGCACGGGATTTCGATGGTTTCTTTTCTGTAACGGCAGTTTTTAATTTACTTCCGGGATTTGCACGACGATACGCAGCCACGCCTTTTCGGGTCATCCCCGCCCCACTTTTAGTGGAACGGAAATTACCAGATTTAACGGCAGTCTTTATTGGTTTTGACTTTCGTTTCGCTGCCATTTTACCCTACTTATAAAAGAAGGTCGCGCTAGTTATGTTAGTAAAAGTAGCATGAACGTCTGTACCAAACCGTATTCCCTCTTCAGGAATACTTATATCGCTAGTTGAATTCGCATGGAAATCAAAGGTAGCAAGAGTAGTACCCGACGCACCGCCATCCTTTAAAACAATTTTGCCAGTAGACCCACCAGAATGGTAGTGAATCCCGCATATACGAGCTGGTCCACCAACAACGGTTCCTGTCGCAGTAAGATAACTGGCTTTTATATCAGAACCTGACATTTAAGCCTCCTTATGCAGCTGCAGTTGCGCCAGTATCCACACGAATCCAGTTAGAACCGTCAGAAAACACAAGGTTGCCTGTACCGTTTGTAGCCGTTTCAGCGGCTTTTAACGCATCAGATACATAGTAAATGTACCCTTCGTTATCTGCTGAAGCGGTAGGAAGGTTTGCAAAAAGGATTGGGGTAGCCCAGAAAGCAGTATCTACCTTCAGTGGACCTGAGAAAGTTGTACGAGCCATTTTAACTCCTTGTCGTGGCTAGTGTCAGATTCACTATGAATCTGTCAAGGTAAATTCACTATAAACGAAAAAAGGACGGCTGAAAAGCCGTCCTTTCGTTTTCGATGGTCGAAACTTACGCTCCTGGAGAACCAAACACACAACGTGGGTCTGAGAAGCCGAAGCTGTAACGCTCACGGGCCTTGAACCGCATGTTGCCAGTATCGAAGTCACCTTCCATTTGAGTACGGACAGGCGCACGTTCGAAGTGCTTGAAACCGTTAGGTGCGTCAGTCTTAATGAAGAACGCATCTGTATCGGTTAAGAAGTGGTTAATGGTATAACCCTGTGGCAGCATACCAGAGCTACGCAGAGCGTTAATATCATTATCCGCTGTACCGACACGGAGGTTAGAAGCCATCAAACGCTCAGCAACAAACTGAAGTGCTGGTGGAATGATCAACTTCGTACCGCGAAGTGCGATCTTCAGACCACGTTCATCAACGAAGCCAGAAATGCTAATCAAAGCGTCTTCCAAAGAAGTTTCGTTTAGATCAGCCGCAGTTGCTGGCTCGTTAGAGAATGTGCCACCGCCAGAAAGCGGGTGCGCAGTCGAACAAAGCTCAACGCCGTCACCACCAGTAAAGGAAGCGTTAAAGGCGTTGTTAAGGACGTTAGCCGCCTTAACCTGCTTTGTGTGAGCCATTGAACGAGCCAATGCGCGAGTGTAACGAGATGCCAAACGGTCATACAGGTTATCCTCGACAGCTTCCTCAGTAATTGCGAAAGCCAACGCGATTGTCTCATGGGTGTAGCGGGAGGTAAATGACTCCTGAGCGTTGTCAAAATTGACCGCGCCACCCTCGTTTTTAACAGGTGCGCTACCGAAACCTGTCAGCATTACTTCTTCTTCAAAAGCCCGGTCAGAAGACTCGGTATCAAAGATTTCAGAATGCTCGTTTTCGTAACGACCGTATTCCATGCCAAAGAGAGCGTTTAGACCCGGCTCTAATTCTTTGGCGAGTTGTGCTCTAGAAATGGGCATTATTCAACTCCCTTAGTTAGTGCCAATTGTCTGAGTGTATGCATGTTCGTTAATCAGAACATACACGTTTCCATTCGCTGCGCTCGTATCGCTATTATCTGGATCTTTTGAAAGACCGATAATGCGAAGTTGGGCTGTACCAGAAGCAGTCGTAGCAGAAATTTCTGCAGACGAAATACCTGTGGTTGAACTACCAGCGCCAATGGTAGTCATGTCAGCGTTAGCTCCAACGTCGGCTTGCGTTGCAGTACCCGCGCTTTGTACTTCAAATACAATGCGTGGATCATCGTAAACTTGAGCTACGATATCGCTAGCAGCAATGCTGCCGGGATAATAGTTGCTCCAAGTTGGTTTGCCCGTAGTTGGGTCGGTGTAAGAACAGCCCCAGAAAACGCCTACGATATCAGCATCGCCAGCTGCAGCAACAACAATGTCACCACCTGCACCGTCCATTACAACAGGAGTACCCTGATATATTGGACCAGTAGCGCCGGACGCAATAACGTATTCGTTTGCTGTGAAGTTCGAAACTCCACCCATTGTACGGACTGGTTTCAGACCAAAAGCGGAATCTTTATTCGCCATTTTTCCAATCCTTTAACAAAACAAAGTGGCCTATTTAGTATGAGGACCACCAAAGGTTACACGAGAATCCCTCTCTCTCGAGATGGGCATAGAAGGATGCTGTTCCTTCAATAAATCGTTGTCAACCGCCGTCATTTGATCAGCTGTTTGTTGCTGAAAATAATCAGAACGGCTTTCCGCGATTTCTTCAGGCACCTTGCACAATATTAAGCCGCCCACACCGATCACTCCTGCATGCTTACCGTCCTCAATGGTCGGAGCATCGAAGTCTGGGTAATCCTCTGCGC